CAGCACCTAGTCTTGTTATGGTTCCTAGTAATGCAACAGAAACTATTCGTAAACTTGATCGTGCTAATAGGAGGGCTAGATGATTACTTGGCTTGATCTTTATAACTTTCTCTTTGAAAGAGCAAACAATATCAATGCTGTTGGTACTTTTCAATGGAATACACCTATCGTTATTTACGATGCGGCTACAGGAGATAAGTTCTTTTGTGATACATATTATTTAGAAGATACAGATGATGGTTTAGTACTCATGATTAACAAGGAAGATAGGTAAAAACTTATGGATCTAGAAATAGAAAGTCTCTTATTTAAGCAAGTTGAAAAACCTAAAAATTTTTTGATGCTAAAAATTATTAATGTATTTGAAAATCGTTATCGCATTAATATCTATATCGAAATTGAAGAAAATAATTTAATTAAACGTAAGATTAAACAAAGTTATTTTTGTCACTATAGTCCAGGTAAACTTACTATTATACCAGAACCAGACTATAAAACAGAAGAACAAAAAAGAAAACAAAGACTATGAATCGGGAACTCCAAGATAAACTGATTAATAAATATCCGCAGCAATTTCAGGATATAAAATATATAGAGTGCGGCGATGGGTGGTATGATTTGTTGTCTAGGTTGTGTTTTATTATACAAGATCAAATAGATAGAAACAAAAAACTTGGGCAACCAATTACTTTTGCTTGGAGTCAAATTAAGGAAAAATTTGGTGGATTAAGAGCGTATTGCTATGGTGCTGATGAATATATACGTGGTGCTATAGATATGGCAGAGAGTATGAGTTACAGCATATGTGAATATAGTGGAGAAAAGGGTAGAATCAGAAAACAAAGAATGGGGGAAGATGGGAAGCCGATTTACGCATGGATAAAAACACTCTCAGATCAAGAAGCAGAAAAAGAGGGATATATTATTGATAATATAGGATTTGATGCTAACGAAACAGACTGATTCCGAAATTCTGCTAAAGACTATGCTTGACAATGCCGATTACTGCTGTATACTACCAGAGTACGTTTCACTCGTAAGGAGAATCCAACATGGCTAAAGGCCAAAAGACCTGTCCTAATTGTTCTACTGCTACAGGCCCAAGAGCATATGCTTGCAAGTCTTGTGGTCATATTTTCTGTTTTAAGCCCAAGAGCAAAGAGGCAAAAAACACTAAAATTATCAGAGATTTTAACTGGCGAGAACTGGTTAAAGGAGATAGAATCAGAGTTGGTGGCGGGCCATATTTTGTAACCAAGGGGGAGTTTATACCTATGGGTTATAGAGGACGTTTTGTTGTCGATAGTATTGACGAGAGTGGTATTAGGGCTTTTGGTTTAGACAAACATCAGGGCTTTTGCCATATTTATATGGGTGGAGATATACAAAATAAAGAAACTGGTGTTTGGAAAACTAAACATAAATTAATGAAATTAAAGAGTAAGGAACATATCGAATGAATTTTACTCCAGAGCAAAAGCATCAATTAAATAAGATTTTAGATCACAGAGACGAAATAAGTAACGCCGTATTTCATATTGAAAGGATTTTAAAACACTATTTTCCAGAAGAGTTTGATATTGCTTATCAACACTGGATACCACAAATAATCACCGCCCTATATGAAGATAAAAGATGGCTACCAAGGGGTGAACAAACTTTACAGCATACTATTAATAGACTTTTAGATAAAGTAAACGAATCTAAAGAAAACGGCCAAGGCGTTAAGAAATTTATTTAGTTTTGGGGTATACTATTATGCATGAAACCTATAGCATTATTGATTTAGACGGATACGCAGATGCGGTTAGAACAGAAGCCGCCGCCGATTATTCATCTACTGAAAATAATTTGGATGACTTTATAAGTCTTAATCAAGTAAAGTATATTGTAGATTCTTACTCTTTGGGGTTTGATGATGATAACTATCATATTATTGACAAAAACACTCATACTGACATAGTAAATGAGGTTTCTGATTGGATATTTAATGTGGGTTTAGCAAAATTGGCCGCTTCTAATAAGTTAGAATGTGCTTGGGATACTAATATTAACGGTATGGTTTTTTGGTTGCCAGAAAATCCTACAAACAATGGAGTAAATAACGATGACCCAAGAGCAAATACATCATCTGAAACTAGAGATGGACAAAATTAAAGAATATATTAATTCAGAGTTGTGTAAAAAATGTGAAGAAATGACAACCGAATTAAGAAAATGTGAACAACTTTTACAAGAATATTCTAATAATTCATAAAAATATTATGGAAAAACTTAGTCAAAAAAGACTGAATAAACTTAAAAAACAAGGAAAACTCAGAGACACATTTGAGTTATGGGTAGATAGGCATAATCATAAATTTGAACTTATAAGAACTTTAACAAGTGTTATAGGACTATTGATTTCATCTATTATTATGATGAAAGTTTTTGGAATTATATGAAATATTGGATACGTATATTTTTTGGTACTATAATAGTAGTATCTTTAGGGATAAATTATCAACAATTACAGGAAATTAATCGTCTAAAATATAGAATACAAAAACTTGAGGCTGGTCCGTGGAAAAGTTTGTTTGATAGCAAACCTATTTTTCCTCGTCCACAAAAAAGCCAACCTGAAAAGCCTAAATTTAATAATCAGTTAACAACATAAATATGGGGGCGAAATGTATCGATTGGATGAATAAAGATATTATGAGCAAGTAGTGGTTGATAGACCGGCCACTATAAAAGTCTATCAAATGCTTTAACTGGCACAAATCAGTTAGCCCTTGCTGCTTAATAAATAGTAGCAACAATCTTAGAAAGCAATGAAGGTAGCGTTCAAAAGATTGTCGTAAAAACCTTCGGCTGCTAGAATAGCCAACGGGTTCTAGCCTGAGATTAGTTGGTAAGGAAAGATGAATGTTGTTTATTCTTTAATCTTTCTTAGAATTTATGAATAAAATAAACTTGTAGAGCATATATTAATATCATCGCAAGACTCGGCTTCGCCGCCGACGCCTCCACTTTCCCATAAAGGAGAAATTAAAATGAGTGTATGGAAAAAATTATTTAAAAAAAGCCAGAAAGAAAATAATAAAAACCATGAAGAAGAGATGAAATATCTTAGACTTTTGGAAAAAAGAATGACTAAATTAGAAAAGAAAGTCAAAAAGAAAAAGAAGTAACTTAGATGCCCAGAAAAATTTGTGCATACTGCGGTGAGCGGAAAAACAGAAAAAGTTTTCCTAAACACAGTATGTACAAAGATAATCTAGATACTAGATGTAAAAAATGTGTTAAAAAACATTCTAAAATAAGAGGAAAATTACACAAAGAGGCTCCACCAAGACCAGAGATTTGTGAGTGCTGTAAACAGATTCCGATAAAATGGGTATTAGACCACGATCACAAAGATGATACTTTCCGAGGTTGGATTTGTGATAAATGCAATACAGGAATAGGTAAACTTGGTGATGATTTGCGGGGAATAGTTAATGCTATGAACTATTTTCTTTCAAGACCCAAAAACTAAAGATACTCTCTTGACAGGTCGATACTAGTATGGTAAGATACTGCGAACACAGGAGACTAATTTGATGATTCATGATTTTAATTATGTTTGGGGGATGGTGCGTGATCTTAGGGCTACCAGTAGCACCATTGATAAGCAAACTATTATTGAAGATTATTGCAATCATAATTCTGAGGCTGCAAATTTTACTAAGAAAATTCTGCTTTATACCTATCACCCACTTTGGCAATATAATGTTACTAGCGATAATCTCAAGAAGAAAAGTTCTCTGAGGGGTAAGACCTATAAAAATTTCTTTGATCTTTTGGATGATCTAAAAAGTCGCAAAATTACTGGTCACGATGCTATTGGTGCGATACATACCTTTATTGATAGTCAATCAAATAAAGACAATATCGAAGAACTCATTTATTGTATCATTGATAAAGATTTGAAAACCCGTGCCGGTGACAAAATTATCAACAAGGCTATTCCTGACCATATTCCAGAATTTAGTGTTGCTCTGGCAGATAAATACGATCCTAATATTGTAGATTGGAAAGACAGTTGGTATGTTAGCAGAAAAATTGATGGTGCTAGATGTATTGCTATTGTTGACGATAATGGGGACACTGCTTTTTATTCCCGCACGGGAAAGAGTTTTGAAACTCTGGATATTGTTGCTGGTGGCATTAAGGCTCTCGGCATATCTAATGTAGTATTAGATGGCGAACTGTGTCTGTTGGATGAAAATGGGAATGAAGATTTTCAAGGGATTATGAAACAACTCAAAAAGAAGGATCATACGATCCCGAATCCTTCTTATAAGATTTTCGATATGATTAGCCATGATGAATTTTATAGCAAACAAGGAACTCCCGGTAAAATCTATACTCATAGATATAATAGCCTCAGAACGGTTATGAAAAAGAATACTTGTGTTTGTTTAAGTTTGCTTGGTCAAGAAAAGATTAAAGACGATGACCATTTTGCCGAATGGACTAAGAGATCAAATGATTATGGCTGGGAGGGTCTTATGTTAAGAGCAGACGAACCGTATAAGGGAAAAAGATCTAAAGATTTACTTAAGTACAAGTCATTTTCTGATGATGAATATGAAGTTGTTGATGTGGAAATGGGACCATTTCGCTATGTTAAAGACGGTCAAGAAACAGAAGAAACTATGCTTAGTTGCGTAACTATTAAGCATAAGGGATATGATGTTAGAGTCGGCAGCGGCTTTAGTATCGAACAAAGACAAGACTTTCATAAGCATCCAAAAAAGATTCTTGGTAAGATTATCACTGTACAGTATTTTAGCGAGTCGGAGAATCAAGACGGAGGGATTAGTCTTAGGTTTCCAACATTTAAATTATTGCATGGTGAAAATCGTGAAATATAAAGCAAATAAGTATAGCAAAAGTTCTAACTTTAGAATTAATCGTAGAATTATTCAAGAATATGGTTTACAGGAAGCCAAAAAAATTGGAGCATTAGATTCTCTTGAACAAGAAAAAGAAAAATTAAAATCTCTGAAGAAGAAACAAAAATCAGTAAAAAAGAAAAATAAAAAAACATCTAAAAAAACAGGGCTACATCTCGGCGTTGAATATCAAACAAAGTATAATGAATTTCTGATTAATGGTGGCAATCCCGAAGATTGTCCATTTTAACTCAATAGTTGGGTCTTGACAAGACGATACCTTTAGTGTAGAATCGTAGCATACACTTTGGAACTATACTTTGGAGAAGATATGAGCGAAGCAGTTGTTGAGAAAAAACCCGTTGTTATGAGTACGTCTAAGGCTGATGAGTTTTTTAAGAACTTTCCAAAAGATAAGGTTGTTGCGTATAAGGATTATTGGGAAAGTGTTCGTCCGAAAAATCATGACGATATTTTTCGACGGTACCTATTTGCCTATTGTAGCGTACATACTACTTGGCAGGGCAATGTTAAGGGATACAATGCAATCAAGGACTTTAATGCGTGGATTGACAGCAAAGATATTCTTCTTGAAAAACTCCACAAGTCTGGCGTAGGTCTGCACAATAATCGTACTAATTATATTTGGGATTTTAGTCAAAAGTTTTGGGCTAACCCGAAAGACTTTTATTTTACTACTAAGAAATATCATGTTAAGAAACGAGACAGTATCCTCAATAAGATTAGCGGTATTGGTTTGGCTAAAATTAGTTTTGCTCTTGAGATGATTCATCCTAATGAGGCAAGAGTACTGTGTGGAGATATTCATCAACTCAGGCTTTACGATGTTGAGTCTCTTAAGTATAATAAGAGCAAGGTTGGATCCGCTGTGTATAAGAAAATGGAGCGACATTGGATAGTGAATTGCGGCAAACAAAAGGTTCCATCTTATATTGCTCGTTCAATCTATTGGGATGACCTTCAAAAAAAGGATGATAGTCGATACTGGAGTTTTGTTTTAGAGAATTAAATAAAATGATACTTAAACAACTAAAAAATAATTTACCAATTAATGACTTTACTATTTTTGGAGAAAGACATTCTGGTACTAATTTCTTAGAAAGGGTAATGAGAGGAACAGATTCTTGGAACTCAGCACCATGCGATCATGCTTTTAGTGTTCCTATTACATGGAGATATGGGTGGAAACATTTTTTTGGATTCCATGATGATTTATTAGTGTCTGAAAATAGTAAAAACACACTATTTATAGGCATAGTAAGAAATCCGTATGATTGGATAATGGCTATGTATAAAATGCCACATCATCTTAGGCCACATAGAGCGCCGGGATGGAATAGATTTGATGGTCTAGAAGATTTTTTAACAGCATCAGACCTAACTTCTCAATACAAAGATCCAGCAATTAATCATTCAAATATAGATAATAATCCCTATACTCTTAATGGATATAATAATATTTTTGATCTTAGGTCGGTTAAGTTGGATTATTTATATAATAAAATGCCAACTATGGTAGAAAATTATGTGCTAATTAAATATGAAGAATTTAGTAGTAATACTGAAGGATTCATAGAAAACATATCTAAAAATTATCAACTACCAGTGTTATCTATGATTCATAATTCTCGCAATATATCTCAATATAATATCGAATCAAAACATAAAGAATATATAAATACTCATCTCAATTGGTCAATCGAAAATTTATGCGGATATACCCAAACTCTCTCTTGATAAGGAAAATAAATGAGTCAAAACGGCAAGGGTAGTAGTCCCAGACCTAAAAGCGTCGATCAAAAAACCTGGGATAAGAACTATAATAGGATTTTCCAAAAAGATTCATCGACTAAAGAATCTAATATCAAAGATAAGTCTAATAATGAAACTAGACGATGATTGCAAATATTTGCTAAGTTTAGCAGATACTCTTGTAAATAAATATAAAGAAGATGAAAAGATCCTAATAAGGGTCATCTCTATTCTAAAAAAGTTTACACATCTTAAAAAAACATACTTAAACCAAACCAAACTATCTTTAGGCTCTTATAAAGAATTAAGTAGCTATATTGATAATCTAAACAATACTATTGTGCAAAATCATAGTATTTTATGTGATGTATACAATACTAATACAATAGAGAACAAAGCCACCACTATAAATAGTCAATCAATAGTCTCATCTTTTGAGTCTGTGGATATAGATCTAATGTTAGGCAAAAAATAAGGAGATATAATGTCTATAGGTGTTAGGGTTATAATTAATACAAAGGATGATAATAATAATCCAGTAACAGAGTATGGCTATATTGTTCGTAGACTAAACGCCCATCTATATGAAATTTGGGGAGAATCTTCTCAGATCATATTTTTTTTAAGTCCTGAAGAATTTACGGAAATAAATGTATGATATACGAAACCAGATATAATAGAGATACAGGTGTTCATACGCTTTTTGCTGTATGTAATTGTCGTAGCGAAGTATTGGTTGTAGAATATGATCACGAAATTAAAATGGCTGATTTAGCTATTTATGAAAATGGCAATAGTTTTAGAGCAAAAATGTCGTTATGGCAAAGACTTAGATATTGTTGGAAAGTTTTATGGTATAAAAAACCATACGGCGATGAAATCATTTTAGATGCGAAACAATTATTAGAACTTAAAAATTTTATTAGTAGTCTAGACCTTTAAAGTAATGGTGTATCTAATTGATAGATACTTTATAAGGAGATATAAATGATTAATTATATGAATATTTATGTAGCAGATGAATTAGCTAGTAAAGTCAAGCATCTACATACCGCTCTTGCTGAAGCAAAGGAACTTATTAAAACACTAGAGAGTGAGAATAATAGATTACAAGACGTTCTTATAAGTCTAGCGTCAGAAAATAATAAAGACTTAGTTCTCGACAGCGAGGCTATTTGTGTCTGAACCTCCCAAATGCAGGGATTCTAATAAATTAATATTTTCACAAATTAAAGATAATCAGTTTTTAATCGAAAGCAGGGATGCTAATATCAGAATAGGTGGAGAAAATGAATACGCCATTAGTTATATAGATTTTGATGGTGGACCACTTATACATTTGGGTACAGACTTTTTGGGTCGCGGTAAAGTTGGCCATATAGAAATTATAGATACAGAAAATAGTCAGTATCTTATGTGTAAAATTACACTACTTTAAAAATGCTTATGGTGTATAATCCTATGTAAATCCTCATAGGTGTGACATAAAATGTCTAAAAACTCATGCACCCCAAATCTCTACTATTACTAGTTATAGCACTATCATTAATCACATTTAGTTTCTATCAAAACAAACCAACAGACAGTGTTGTACCAACCCCATCTATCATATTTCCAGATTTACGTCTACATATATACTATAATGACTACGATAAGTGTAAAAATTTAGCTGAGTTATATAATAAAAAACTTCTTTTAGTTTTTACTGCTGAATGGTGTCAATATTGTACGGAACTTAAAAAAGATATCGACTATATTGATAACTTAAAAAACTACATTGTATGTATAATAGATATTAATAATCATAAAAATTTGATTGATAAATTTAGAATCAAAGGATTACCAACATCACTTATCCTAGATAAAAAAAATAACGAACTATCTAGAAAAACTGGATATAAAATAAAAGAATATAATGAGTGGTTAGAAAACAACAGTATGGAAGGCTGTGTGTCATGGATATTAACAAAGTAATTATAATAATTATTATCAGTCTAATATCTAACTCTGTATGTTATGGTGGTGATAGAATAGTGCCGATAGGATTAAATTTAGTTAAACTTACTAAATATAAAAACATACCTAAAACATCTATCTATAATGAAGTTATTAGTTATTCACAAAAAGAACCATTCGGAGACCATCATGGCAGAAGCACAAATATACATGAAACAGTACATGGGATTAATTCTAGTATAAGAAATCAATTTTATAAAAATAAACTCAATGGATTTTATGCTGGTAATGGTTATGCTATTTTAGTATCTAATCCTAATCTTAAACTAAGACAAGTACGAGATTATGTTCCTCATTCTTTAAGAGGATATAGATTTAAATTATATTTTGAAGATCAATTAGCACATTGGGACGATACTCCCACTTATCATATTGATGAGTGGTCAGCATATATAGCAGGCGCAGAATGTGCTGTGGATGATGCTAAGAAAGATATTTCTTTAAAAGAAAAGTCAGATAATGTATCTGGCGCATTAGAGTTTAGTATTTACTGTACTGCTCTTGCTATGGCAACAAAAGACTTTGATGAAGCATATTGGTATAAAAAACCACAGCTAAAAGAAACCATACATTTCTTTTTAATCAAAGCAGAAAAAGTATTTTTTGAAGGACAAGAATTGTTCCCCTCAGAAAAACAAGATTTATTATTATATAATTTAAGATATCATAGTGACGCTAAATTAATTAGAGAATTCCTAATGATGGAATTTGATGGCATTTTTGTGGATTAAATATAATATGAGAAAAATTAAAAATAACTATGAACTTTTGCCTCATTTACGAGAAGATGTATTCGGCTTAACGCCAGAATCTGCTCAAATATTAGGTTGGGAAATAAAAAAGTTTAATATTCCTGATCTATGGAAACATTCCACTGGCGAAGGTGTTAAAGTAGCAGTAGTTGATACTGGTTGTGATTTAAATCATCCAGATATTAAAAATAATTTAATACAAGGTAAAAATTTTATTGATCAAAATAAAGAACCAATAGATCTTAACGGCCATGGTACTCATTGTGCAGGTACTATAGCAGCAGAAAATAATGGTTTAGGTATGGTTGGAGTTGCACCAAAGGCAAAAATTATGCCGGTTAAAGTATTGAACGATAAAGGTAAGGGCAGCGAAAAAAGTATTGTCGATGGCATTATTTGGGCAGCAGACAATGATGCTGACATTATCTCAATGAGTCTAGGTTCTCCTGTTTCAAGCAATAAACTAGAAAATGCAATAAAATATGCAGCGTCAAAGGGTTGTATTATTTTTTGTGCTGCCGGAAATGATGGCGAAAGTGTCGATATTATGTATCCCGCTAAGTTAGATAATACTATAGCCATAGGGGCTATTAACAAGAATCTAGAACGAACATCTTTTACTTGTAGCGGCGAAACCTTGGATTTTTTAGCCCCAGGCCACGATATTTTAAGTTGTGTGCCGGGAGGTGGATATGCTTTAATGAGCGGCACTAGTATGAGTACTCCGTTTGCGGTTGGTTGTGCTGCCTTATTATTAAGTCATGCTAGAAAAATCAAATATTCTGCTATGGATAGTATGCTTAAAAATACTACAGATTATATCAATGTTTTTAAAAAAAGAGCTAAATCATTAACAGATCCTAGATATGCTGGTATTAAAAAATATGAAGGATATGGCATATTATATCCTATCCTATAGTGCCGTCTTAAGGTTTGGAGTTCTCATCATTTTTTTTGAAGTTTCGCTATTGACAACGCCGATCTATGATGTAGACTACAGGAGTCGAAGCAAGGTTTCAGTTGTGTAACTGACTTGCGGAGGTAAATTTGGTAAAATGATTTGGAGGTTGATTATGTCAGAAGTTACTACATTTGAAAAGCAAAAGAGGGTTCGTTGCAGTGATGAGCAGTTTCTTGAGGCTGTTTTTTCTTCCAGAACCTATGGTGAAATCGCGTCTAAGACTGGTCAAAAGATCGCTAGTACAATGGCTCGTTATGCTCGTACTAAGGCGGCTCTTGCAAAGAAGGGTATTGAGTTACCAACTATGGAAAGAGCAAAGCCCACAAAGACTGTGGATAATGTTGAGGCTATGGCACAGGTTGTGGCCCGTATCAAGGCTCATGCTAATAGCTAATTCCTATTAGATAATACTAAAGACAGTGCTGGCTATGCAGATTGGATAAAGGCCCAAAAATAATCAACCTTGTAATATCTGATCTGTGTAGTCAGTGCTGTTTTTTATATACTAAGAATGGACAATAATAATGGATGACTTATTTAAGATTTCAAATCCGCTAGATTCTATTATTGATTTTGCTTGGGCTAGTGGAGCAGATTTATTTTTTGTCAATAACGCTAAAGATAATCTGAAAAGACTTCGTGAAGAAGTAGAAAAGACAAAGATTAAAGCCTTAGAATGGTCTCAGGAAGTTTATAAAGCAAACGAATTTGCTGTTGAACAGACCAACCAATGTCTAAACCTAGTCGAACAAATAGAAAAACTAAAAGATTTATTGAAGCGACCAGTTGCCTACGCTAAAACTAATGATAGTGGAGATTTGTATGATTTGAGGCTTCAAAATAATCCATACGATAATCAAGAAAAAGTAATACCTCTATACAGGATAGATCATGGTTAATAGATTATGTCGTGGCTCAGTTAAATTGGATTCTCATAAGTCTTTATTTTCTGAATTTGAAATAGTAACAGTTAGAGAATACAATGACTATAATGGAGGTACTTTTTTAGACGAAATAAATACCGCAGCAGAATACTTAGACAGTGCTAATGCATATGATGAACCATTTTATAGAGTATATGGTGTTTATAAAAATAAAATCCCAAAGTCTCGTCGCGTAATAGCAGACTTTTTTGATATAAAAGATGCGATTGTATTTCTATATGAATTAACTGGCGAGGATGTTCAAATAGTATCTTACTAAGATGATAGATATTGCCACAAACTACCTAATAGATTATAGCGACTGGTTTGACGAAGGCGGCTATTGTCAGGTTTATCCTATTAAAGATCACAATGGTTTAATTTTTAAAGAGTTTAAGAATAAAACCACAGCATTAGAGTCATATAGAATACATAAAAAATTATGCCAGCATGATTTGGCTCCAAAGATTTTTTCTTCTGTGTGCAAACTACATTTTTGCAAAGAAGATGGTTGGAACAATGACGAACCTAGCGACTGTGGCTATATTATAGAGAAAGCCTATCCGATAAAACACACAAGATCGAACATGAAATCTATACAAAAATTGGTTGAACAAATCCTTGAAAAGACTGGTATGAAATTTTGGGATTGTCATTGGTATAATGTAGGACTGGTTTCAAGAAACGGCTCAAATAAATTGGTATGCATAGATACTGGTAAAGAAAGTTTTAATGGAATTTCTAACGCTTGGGGTTTTGCTGCCCCCGGCCCAAAATGTTGTTATTGTAATCGATATACTTGTGAATGTCCAGAGGATGATATAAAATCTTAATTATCAGATTTCTCAAAAAAAACCAAAGGATAAATTATTATGCCTTATATTAAAGAACATATTAGATCTTCACTAGATCCACATATAGATGAATTAATCAAACATCTACTACAGAATATTGACTCGTATTCTAATACAGATAAGCAAACAATCACCAATGAGGAATTACTAGGAATATCCGGGGATATCAACTACGCATTTTCTCGTATAATAAGCAAATTAATGGGGAATATTTCATACCCTAAAGTTGCGATTATAACTGGTGTATTAGAAAATATCAAGCAAGAGTTTTATCGTAGGGCGGCAACTCCTTATGAGAATAAAAAGATATTTGAAAATGGAGATCTAAAGGAATACAAATTACTAAATTAAAGGAGTTTTATGTCACGCAATATCAACGACCACATCGATAATGTAAATAAACATAATGACAATTTACATAAAACAGATAATAATGTTTTAGCACAACTATCTAGTATAGATAAAGATGTTCAACATCTTAAACAAGAAATTTCTGTTATAGATTCTAAGGTTGATCAAATTTTAGAGCTATTAAATATGTTAACGATCTTTATTGAAGATGCTGAAAATATAGCAGATGAAGAATCTGAGGATTATGAATCAAATGAAGGATGGCTTCCAGAAGTAAATGAATGGGAAAAAAACCATGAGGACTATGAAGAGGATGATTAATGGTTAGTTTAGCACTATTAGTTAGTATCATAATTCTATTTAGTTTATTAATTGGTCCAATCACCTATCTTTGTGCTAAATTAAAATTTCCATCAGTTATAGTCTATATATTATCTATTATTTCGATCTTACTTGGTATTAATTTTTGTTTAACCGCTATCCCTGTATGGTATATTGGATTGATTCCAATTTATTGTGGCTATATTAGTGTTAGACTAGCAAACAAAAACCAAACTCAAGGTTGACAACAGCGATTGCCGATGATATACTTGGTTCATCACAGGAACGATCAACAGACTTTTGGAGTAAACGATGAAACTTGCAGATCGCACAGTAGAGATTCACAGTAGGGGTTTGGATAGCAGCAATCAGTTTACGATTGCACAAACTAGTAAAATGTTTAAGATTTTGTCGGACTCTCTTTATTCCGACAAAGTAATGGCAGTTATTCGTGAATTGTCTACTAATGCTTACGAT